TCCAGTATCAGTAGGGCTTGGATAACAAGAACGAATAAACTCAACGTCTTTATTTAATAAAAACTCTTGAGTACCGTCTGGATCAATCCTAGATAAAGAAAAGTTAGCCAGCCAATCAGTCGGAACGCTTAAGTACTTATTGCCGGATGTGCAGTTTCCCGTTACGTTCTTACGAAGGTCAGGGATCTGGACGGAGTTAAATACACGCTGTTCAGCCTGCTGGATGAACGTGTCAATCTGAGATTTAGTCAGAAAGTCAGTAGTCGTAGCAGTGGTAGTAGCGACTACCGTATCAGGAAAGTCGTTTTCGCAATAAGCCTGAATTGTCTGAAACAGCGTCTGGTAGTTCATTTAGCCCATCTTCTTGCTGTGACTGTTCCCACGGGTCGTGTTTTTAGTTCCACGAGTCCGCTGAGTCTGAGTATTAGGAATCGCGTTGGGATACCCAGTATTAGTGGGGGGCAACGGAGCCGGTTTTGGGTCACGGTACTTTTGCATGATTAGATCCCTGTCTTACGAACGCGCATCATGGGTGACTTCTGGTTGGCTACTTTAGCCAGATTTCGGCCCATTTTCTTCATGTCCAGATTAGTTTTACCACCTGCCCGATAGCCTTTACCCCCGTGCATTTTTTTCTCGTGGGCTTTGACTTCGGCCTTGGCGACCTTTTTCATTGCAGTCTTTTCCATCTTTTACTCCTAAGTAATGGTTACAGTTACTGTCCCTACTTCCCCGTTAGCCACTAGGTTATTGGGTAACCCGGATAACTGCAAGGGATCGTTCAAACCAACGGGATTCCACCCCCACTGGATCTGTCTGCTTCCGCCGGAGGGTGTACCAAAGGCGTCCACATCCTCGTTTGGCAGGTTTAAAGTCTCGGTCTGAATACCTGTCAAACCGGCCTGAATGTACGAGTTGTCCCGGCGTGGATTTCTCAAAGCCTGCGGGTCGTAGACCGGATACATACCTAACTGCAACTGGGGTTGGTCCGGCTCCCAGCAGGTATGGCAAACCAGAAGGTTGATGTTCTTGGTCTTGATGACCAGTTTTTTCAACTCTTTTAGTTTGTATCGAAATCCGCATCTGTCGCATTCCGCTATCGCCCACTTGCCAGAGGCAAACTTTGGACCAGCCATCGCTCACCTCAATAAAAGTACTGCCTTGGGGCCAGACGCAAGGAAGCCTTCTCACGGTCTTCACTTGAGCCCAGCAGCCATTGTTCTTCGTATGCGGCCTTCAACATATCAATCCTACCCTCAGCCCCGGGTATCTTTAGGGACAGGTAATAGGCCAATCCTGCGGCCATACAGGGCAGCATACGAAAGGGGATGTCCTCGGTGTTAATACCATTTCCGGCGTCTTGAATTCGCCGTAGACGCCAATAAACAAAAGAATAGTAGTTAGACTGGTCTGGAGACGGCCAGACGTTGATGTTTGGTAGGTTCCTAATTGTCACTATTGCGCCGCTAGAGTGCCCGGCAGGGGTGCTGCCATCTACTCCACGGACACAGTTTTGTAGGGTATTCCCTGATATTTCGTTGTATCCGATGGTCTCGTTACCCAGTTTGATGAACCCGATGTAGTTCATGTTTTCCACAGAACTTAGGGTAATTGTGTTGGCAGACGAGTTAATAGTCGTTGTCAGGGTTTTGCCAGTAACGTTTTCTCCACCACTTTGCCTGTCTATCCAAACCTGTATGGGACGACCTTGCGCATTCTTGTTGGGGATCGTGGCATACGTGCTGCTTGAGATCCGGTTGATATTGATGTCCGTCTGATCAATACCGGTCTGAGTTCGAACCACCATATCCATCAGGTCAATCGTATCGTTCTGCAAGGCATAAGTAATCTGACCCTGATTAAGCGGGATAGAGCCCTGCTCGATAGTCCAGAGGTTAATCCCTCGGTTGGCCCATTCAATAGTCAAAAGGTTCATGCTACGGCGAGCCGTACGCATGTCGTATCCAGTACGCAACTCCTGGCCGCAACGCTCAAAGGCTTCCTCAACGATATTGTTGAGGTCCAGATTAAAGGCGGTAGTACCTGTGGTAGCCATTACGTTACTTTCCTGTGTCCTGCGGTTTTAGCAGCGATGCCCTTTGGTTGGGCGACAAACTGCTTTCCTTTGGCTTTTCCGGCTCGCTTGGCTCTAGTAGTGGCGGCATACTCTTGCGACGATAACGCTGAGATGGCGGCGGAAGGGAGGTATCTTTCCCCCGTAGCCTTCGGTCCCTGCGTAGAAGGTTTGCCACTCTTAGTCCGCCATTTCTGGTCGGTCCACGCTTTCAGACTTCGCTGCGGCTTTTTCAAGTTCGACATACCGTTCTCTTTGCCTAATCTGCCTATAGTCGTCTGACGCTACCAAAATCCACCGAAATACATTGCCATCTGTTTTAGCATCGTATGTCGGAAACCTAATCCCGGTACCCACCGCCCGCTTTCTTATACTGCATAGCCAGCATTTGGGCTTTCCGAGCCGACCACTGGCCCGGAGCCCCACCCTTACCGCCAGCCTTAATACGCTCAAACAAAGACTTTCTCATGCCGGGTTTAGTGTAATTACCAGCCTCGTTCACCTTAGACTCACCGCCCTTGGCATACATCTTGACCTTATTCGGATCATCCTTGCGGGTGATCGTCTTAGCCTTTGGCATCTTTGATGGGTTAATGATGCCCATCCCCCGGCTCGGTCTCATCAGCAGTACCCGCCGCCCTTCATAGTCACAGCCTTACCTTTGGTCTTGCCTTTTTTAGCAATACCGTCAGCCTGTTTGTGACCAGCAGCCAAACCACCACCAGCCATCTTCTTGACCTTACCACCATATTTCATGCCTTTGGCTTCAGCCATCTCATGCTTGATCATGGACTTGGGAGCGCCTTTTTTCTTCATAAAGGACACTTCTTTTTTCATCATTGCTTTGGACTCTTTCACGGTACCACCTTCCTTTTTAGTAAATTCACGTCCCACAGACTGGGGAACCCCCACCTTCTTTGCAAACTTTGGGTTGTTAGCCACCGCTTGCATAAACTTTTCTTGCTTGGCTGATACAGCAGGCATCAGACCATCTTCCCACGGGTTTTACCCTTAACGGCACAGCCGTCTGCCCGTTTGGAGGCGGAACTCACCGTACCACCTTTCTTCATACCAACCAAAGACCGCAAACCGCGTTTAACATTTTCAGCCGCTCCCCTATAGGCCCCTTGCATCTTTTCTCCTGCAGCGGCTTGTTTTTCAGCAAAAGTTCTAGACTTGGGAGTTTCTGATTTTGATGCAGACTTTGGAGCGGCCAAATCTGTGGTGTATTTTTTACCCATGTACTCAAACGTCTTGTCACCAGACTTACGAGCCTCAGCAAAAGCCTCTTTGAAGGAAGCCATTTTTGCGGGTTCGGCTTTAGCAGCCTCAGCAGCCTCACGCAAGGGTTTAGCAATCTTTTCGCCTTCGTACTCTACTGCCTCTCGGTCAGCCGCAAGACGTAAATTTTTAGCGTCATCAGACGAATCGTAATCTGACTCGACAGTTTTACCAACGGCATAACGTTTAACCCGTTTCATTTCTTACCCCTTTTGAATAAGCCCATCAATTTTGTTTTCAAGGCGGTTAAACCTTGCATCAATGTGTTCCACCAACTTTGTAATTTCTGCTTGAGTGACGTTATCACGAGCCACCTCCTCACGAGTCTTGTTAAGAAGGATGTTGAGCCTGCTGATTTCTGAAGCCTTTTCATGGCCCATATAGGCAAGAATGCCTATCAGCGTAGTCAACACCATATTCCAAAGCATCATTTCCATCAGACCATCTTCCCTCGGGTCTTGCCACGAATCTCACAACCACCCCCACGAACAGAGCCACCTTCTTTACAGTTCCATGCACGAAGGCTCTTGTTGATGCGAGAGTTTGGATCGTTGGCCGTTTTGGCTGACGTTAATTTCTTTTTCATACCCTTCATC